CAGGGAGCGCATTTGCCCAACAGCGGCACTCGCTACGGACAGTGCTGTTAATGGATCAATCATGTTAGGTCGAGCCTCGTAGGACAAATGTATTCAGGACTTACACGATACACTCTATCATAATATCCGAAGCGTTTCGACCCACAGTCGTAAAAACAGGCTTTGTAAAAGCCAAGTTGGAAACTCTGGCCCCAAGCTATCAGGACCAGAGTGCAAATCATTATTCAGCCGCCACTTCTTGTGGCTCCTCCAACGATTTTGTCAGCATGTCCATAAAGGCTTGCTTGCCGACTTGCAGTTGGTCCAGATTAAACTGCGTTGATCCAATTTTACGATCTAGGTCAGCGACGTGGTTAATCATAACCTTCTGTTGATCCGTCAGTTGGTCTTCAGTGTATTCTGTGCCGTTGATCGAGACGGTTTTTGTTTGTGCGTTTTTAACCATTGCTTGCAAACTCCTTGTGCAACTCGTTTCTCGCCGCTTCAACAACAACTTTTGCTTCATCAAGGTCAGAAAATGAACCAAGATATATGATATTGCCGTCCTTTGTTATTTGCGCGCGATATTTACCTCCGCTTTTGTATACACCTTTTACACCAGTTTTATTATGTGAGGGTGCTTTTCGGTTATACATATTTTGACGATGAGTTGCCGCTCGCAGATTTTCAACCCTGTTGTCCAAGAAGTTGCCGTTTATGTGGTCTATTTCATCGGGAACACTATCGTAATGCCAAGCCCAGATAAGCCGATGCTCTTGATACATCTTCCGATTGATGCAGAACATCTTGTATCCTTTGCTATTACTCCAAGCGACATCTCCAATATTCGCTCTTCCCTTTTTTACTTTCCACCGCAAAACGCCATCCTGATAGTCGAAAAGCTGTCTTACAAGGATCGGATCAATGGGGTTTGGTTGTCTCTTGCCCATCGTGATCTCCTATGTTTGAGTTGAGGTTAGCTCCAAGGGGTTCCTGAAGCGGTTGTGTTTGCACGGTCGATCTGGCCTTGCACTTTACCCGTGCGGTTTGCTTCGATACGTGCTTTGGCTTCATCGGCGGTTTCATCACCTTCGATCAAGCTGTTGTACACCCAGCCAAGAACCTGATCTTCTGTCAGGTCGTCGTATGGGGTGAAGTCTGGGGCAGAGGGGTCTGGCTCACAGCGCAGCTTCCCGCCCTCAGTGGCAGTGTAGACGGTATCACCGTCGCTTGCCGCAACGCACGACCAGTAGACGAGGTATACACCCCCGTCCGCATCTGTGCGCTTCATATCATTTACAGTCCAAGTACATGTAATAGCCATTGTTTGTTTCTCCTTTATGGCTGTGGGTTAAGCATTTTCGAGCGCCATGATACGAGCTTCGAGTGTTTCGATTGTGGTTTGCTGTTCTTTAATTGCGGCAACAAGAAGCGGAATTACTTCTGTATAACGAAGCCCCAAATGCCCATCTTCATCAATAACATCCACTGCCTCTGGCAAAACCGCTTGCACCTCTTGTGCAATTAAACCAACTCGCGGCGTATTTGCATCGTCACTGTTAAGGGTGTAATTTACCGCTCTAAGAGAGTTCACCGACGAAACAGCACCAGATATTTCTGACGTTATAGTTTTAAGTCTTGAATCAGAATATGCCGACCAAGCTGTCGCTGTGCTTGAAAGCTGAACACCTGCCGACATGGTGCCGCCATTAGCACCAAAGCGCAGGTTTAAGGTAGACGGGGTGCCTGTCAAGTAGAACGCAAAGCCGTCTGAGGCACCGCCATCATTTACTAATGAAATGGCCCCGCCGTAAGAGCCTTTGCCAACAAAAGCGCCCTTTTTCCAGTTGTCATTCCCCGTGTCAGCAAAGCCTAACCGCTCCGCCTCTATTCTACCGCCAAAGGATGACGACGTTCCTGCAACGACAGAACCCGTGCCAGCATCCACAAACAACGCATTAGCGTTGCTGTCACTCTCGACGCGGAAATCGGCGTTCAGGCCGCTTTCGTTAAAGATGATGTTGCTGTTGTTCATGGCCATCATCTGATTGGTGCCACCGTTATAATAACGGAGCGTGTCACCTATAAGGTCGAGGTCGCGCCATGACGAGTAGGGATGAATGGATACGATCTTTGTTCCAAAGGTTTCCCCGTGAGTAATACCCAAACCAGACGCTCGGACCCCTTCCCCATCAGAAACCAAGAACCACTTGTCTAAATCCCATTCATCGCCGGGATAAGCCCCAGACGCGCCGTCAAGGTTAACAACCATTGTGGTCTGCGGGGTGGAGTTTCTAATACCGACCCCGTCTAGCCCGGCATCGACATATAACATATGAGTGTTGCTGTTGCTCTCGACGCGGAAGTCTACGTCAGACCCGTTCTCGTTAAATATCGCGGATGACGGAGTTATCGTCATCTTTTCATAGCTGAAAATATTTGCGGTAGCGGCGGCGGTGCTGCCATGATCGTACACATAAAAGCCAAGACCGCCATCATAGTTCGCAGCAATTACTGAACCACCATTTGTATTGCGACCTGCTGGAAGAATGATTTGATTTGGCGTAGATGAACTATCGACGTATGCCGAAAAGCCCATACCTGCATTATAGAACCCTGTAGACCCCAAACTGGGTTGGAAGTACAGATTCCGTGCGTTGCCCACCTTCAGCGTCCAATCTGAAGATGGTGCAAGTGTTTCCTGAATGCTTACTTGATTGGCGCTGGCGTCCACTTTCAGCATTTCGCTACGGTCTACACTTGCTGCGCGGAAATCACCCGTAGAAGTCCCCGAGTTATTAACTACGACTTCTCCGCTATCGCGAACATTGAAGAACTCATGGGCAGTGACCGCTTTGTTACCTACAACTTTCAGAATTGAACCTTGCGACGTAGTGGGACGGCCACTGTTTAGATACACCATCGCATCGCTAGTGCTGCCGCTATTAACCTCGGAGTCGTCTTCAATAAGAACCATCCACGTAGCTCGAGTTGCCGTGGTATCCGTGTTTTCGATACGGAACATCGAGGGTGACGTACCAATAAAGAAACCTTGCCCCGCAACGTTAAGAAGACCGCCAAGGTCGGTAGACGTGCCGATGTTTACGTTGTTGCTACCGCCGTCAACAAACAGCATATGGGTGTTGTCGTTAGACTCAACGCGGAAGTCGAGGTCTATGCTGTCTTCATTAAAGATGGAACCATTCGCATAATCCATCCGAGCCAGTTCACGGAAAGCCCCTGCGGCAGAATTGGCCTCAAACTGGAACTGCCCAGAAAACCCGGCCCCCGCAACGCTGTTGAGGCGAGAAATCGCCCTGTCTCCAGAATACTCCTCAGACAGGCCAAAGTAATAACCGCTAGAACCAACGTCAATCCTGATCTCAGGGGCCGCGCCGCTGACGCGGATAACATCATTTACATTCAGGTCTCCGCCAGTAAGGGAAGAAGTGCCAATATTTACTACGTTATTCCCCGCATCCACAAACAACATATGCGTGTTGCCGTCACTCTCGACACGGAAATCCTTGTTGTCACCGTTCTCGTTGAACGTCGAACCCGCGCTTTCGTCGTACACGAAACTCGCATTGCCTGAAGTGTCGTAGAAGGTGATGTCGCCGTTGCCTGAGATGCGTAAGCGTTCTGTAGTAGAAAAATCGCTAGCTGTGCCTGTTTCTAAACTTAAACGGCTAGTTAGCGCCGCTCCTTCTCTGGCAGATACAATCCTAGCGTTTATATCATATGCAGGATTGAAAACTAAATTCGCTTCTACGTCAGAACCAGTCCCAGTACCTTCTAGTGTTGCAATGTCTCCAGAGCCTTTACTAACAGTCAGCCCATCAGCCGTCACTGTGCCCGTTACGTCAATACCTGTGGAGCTGGTGGCGAGTTTGACCCCGACCGTTCCGCTTGCGTTATGAGATAGCTCAACGCCCGCAGAGGGAGTTACCACTAGAAAGTCATCTGCACCAGAAGCTGACTGTATTACAGTCTTGTTTGCTTGAATTTGTAAATCACCGCCACCACTTTCATTGATGATAGAATGATTGCCAGTAGCCGTGTGATAAATTGTCAAATCACTGCCAGCACCAAAAATGGCCTTGCTGCTATCCGCAAACGTAATGTCGTCGCCAGAAGACACAGAAATATCAGTGCCGCCAGTCGTGTTGCCGTTAGCTAGAACCTCGGACAGTTCGTTGTTTGCACCAACCTGTGCGTCAACATACGCCTTGATCGACTCGGATGTCGCAATGTTCGTCGCCGCAGCCGTCGCCATCGTGTCGTCGTCGATAATCGCCGTGACCGAAACAGAACCCAAGCGCAGGCTGTCAAAGTACGCATTGTTAAAGACGTTTGCCGCTACCGCGCCAGAACCCGCGCCGTCAAAGAAGATGACCGCTGTCGTCCCGTTAGGAACCACATAGTCATTTGACGCATTATATGTTCCTTGGAACAAAATCAAATCTTGAGTGTTTAGGTCATTGCGAACATAAACAATTTTTTCAGCGTCGTTCGGTGTAAGCTGAAAGTAAACATCAGCACCAAGGTCAGTTCCGCTCGTGATGATAATCATACGGTTACGCCCATTAGACGCTGCACCGTCGCTAATCGGCAAATCGTTTGGAGAACCTGAGCTACCCGCAGATACTGCTGTGATCGTTACTTGACCATCAAGAGCCGTATCAAGTAACTCAAGGTTTGTGTTTGTTGTATCGCCCCATGTACCAGACTGTTCGCCTGTGCCGATGAGTTCGATACCGTTATTCAGTGTATATGTACTTGGCATAATTCTATCCTATGCTGCTCTTCGGGTCCAACCGGGCGTTTGCGAAGGTGTGTCTTCGGACCAACCCGGGGATTGTGTCGGTTGTTCAGGAGTATAACTTGGATTTTGATTTGGAACAATACGTCCCCAGACAAGAACTTGACCAGCCTCGCCAGTAGCCGCAACGCCCGTGACCGCTACATTTGCGTCCGCCTCAACAGTAACTTCGCCAACCGCGCCTGTGCCCTCGACACCTGTAACGAAAACAAACGTCTCAGTATCTACGCTGACAGAACCTACGGCCCCCGTAGCCTCAATACCTGTAACTGGAGTGTTGGCGTCAGCCGTAGTCGTAACACTACCGACCTGACCCGTGCCTTCAACGCCCGTAACATCTACATTCGCCGCTGCGTCAACAGTAACGTCGCCAACAGCACCCGTGCCCGCAACGCCAGTAACGTCCACATTGGCTTCACCAACAATGCTAACACTACCAACAGCGCCTGTCGCGGCAACGCCCGTAACATCTACATCAGCATTGGCTTGAACAGTGACGCTACCGACTGATCCTGTAGCCGCGAGGCCCGTCGTTGGAACATTCGCTTCTGCAACAACGCTAACGTCGCCGATCTCGCCTGTACCAAAAACGCCCGTAGGCGTGACATTTGCTTCTGCAATGACAGAAACAGAGCCAACAGCTCCTGTTGCCGCAACGCCGTCAACAGAGACCTTGAGGATAGGAGTGCCCCACGAACCGTCACTCCAAGTGGATCGACCCCACCCTTCGTATAGAGTTGACGAGGCCATACCCTAGACCTTACGCGATACGAATGATAGCGTTGCTTGCGTCCGCTGTTGGAAAAACAATCGTGAAGTCACCCGCTGTCGATGTCTTATCAGCACCAAAGTCCAAAACAACAACCGACGGGTTGGATACCGAAATAGATGTCGTGTTTGGTGTGGTATTGTAAATCAACGCACCGCGAGCAGTGATCGTCGCCGTTGTAAACGTCTCATCCGCGAAGTCCGTAAACGCTGTCGTGCCAGATGTCGTAGGGTTGACGTTCGTCAACGCCTGACCACCCGCAGAATATCCTGTTCCGCTTACCTCATCGGTCGCAGAGTACGCTGTTGTGGAAGCATCTAGTGTTGCGTTGCTGTCATACAAAGCGATATTGAATGTATCACCTGTAGAAGCATCAAAATCGTGGACACCGTACAAAAGCTCGTTTTTGAACGACGTACACATGAAGTTACCAGTAAACGCCATGTTATAGTCTCCTTATAAGTTCCGCAAGCTCAGGGTGTCCTGCGTCATTAATTGCGTTATATACCGTAGTTCTATCACTTTTCACAGCTTCGCGTAAGTAGAACTCGATTACTTTTGTGATGTTACGTTTATATGCAAGCGCCTGATCACGAATAGCTGGGGGTGCTGTATCAGACACCGCTACAATTTTATCAGCGCATCTTTGCGCTATTTCTTCTGGAGTAAAGCCACGATATTGTGTGGTGTGTACCTCAACTTTGAAATCATCAGACACGTCCATTTTTAAAGCGGGTATCATGTTTTCTCCCTTAGAATTAGACCTGTGCGATATGCGTCTGTAACCTCTTGTGACTCACCAAAGTTCTTAACACGCGACAAGGCTTCAGTAAATCTCTGCGTGTAGTTCTGAACTAAATCGCCTTCACCTTTCATAAAGGTATAGGCTTCAATCAAACATCCATACAAAAGCGCAACGGATGCATTTTCACTCAACCAAGTAGTTCCGCTTCCAGCACCAGCAGTGAGTGAAAGAGGTCGATAAAAGTAATGCAGTTCAACATCATAGGCCGCATCAGGCGTCGGACCCAGAATAAAGTTGCTTACATCATAATACGCATAATAGCGCGGTGTGCCCTCTGTTGTGCCATTCGGATTGAACGACTGTACGAAGTTCACATCCTTAAACATAACAAACTCTTTTTGACTATTTTTCGTCAATGAAAGGCTAAATGGTGCCAAATAATCGCTCGGAACCGCAAGAAACTGATTGCTTGCCGTCATCGTTCCAGAAGCATTTTTGCGAAATACCTCAAGCTGTGCGATCTTTAGAATACGCTCTTCGGCATTCTTGATGAATATATCAAGATTATTCACAAAAGTCGTTTCTGTGTTTTCAGTATAATCCTGAATAGCTGTTTTAAGTTCGTCGTATGTAAAGCTCATGTCGTTGTCACCGTAACTATGCCAACTCTTCCAATCATAGCTTTTGCTTGATTAACTGGCGGTGGAAAGATGTTATCGCCTACACTTACATAGACATGTCCAGATTCAGGATCAGGACGTGGATTGCGTAGGGCCTGTGGATCAGGACGCGCCCTTAAAGGTTCTAGTTGTGGGTGCTTTGCTTCCCACTCGTCTTTGCCAACAAGCAAACCGTTCCATTCTTTGCGCATATCCTTCAAACGATAGCGAAAGCCTGATCGGTCAGATATGCCGTATGCATATTTGCCTGTTGCGTACTTAGACATAGCGATAGTTCCTTAGATCAGGAGCTACGCGGAATGACGCACGGTCACGATCTTCATCCATTGCGCGGTTGATCTCTTCTTCATAGATCGCCTTCAGCATCTGCATACGATCAGGAGCGCGTTTGATGCTCATATAGTATGCCAGCCCAGCCGCTAGTGCAGGATAGAATCGAAAGGGGACAGAAAGTGTGTTTGTGTAGTCGTCCGCGTCATCTAAGCGAGTCAAGGCATTATAGACAATGACATCTGTACTATTTTCAGGAAGAGGCCAGACCTTTAAGTTTGGTGTGATTTGACGATCAACAAAAAACTGCGTTGGACGCCCCTGTGTGGTTTTTGTGGGAATATTTAAAAACTCATCACGACTTACGCGATCAAGTGCATAATCTACACCGCTACGACGCACGACCAATGACAGAATATCAATAACATCTGAATCTAGCGTGTAATCACCATCATTTGCAGTCACAGTAAAGGTACGCTGTTCAATCGTCCACTGATTCAGGCCACGATTAGCCCAGTCTGCAAACATCAAGTTCAAAGACCGCTTTGCAGTCTTTAAATCGTACCCTGTACGGACCTCTAAACCGCACCGTTCAAAGGCTTCTTCGATGTAGTCTGCTACATCTAGTTCAAAGTCTGTTGAGCCTGATACGGTCATTTCTTTTTCCTCTTGAGCGACTTAACGCGCTTTGGCTTACCCGCAGGCTGTCCAAGTTTCTTCTTCTGAGATATTCTACTACGCTTTTCGCTTGCTGTCATCTCTGAAGCTGTCTTGGGTGTTTTTGAACTTACACGCTTGGTCGGACGACAATATGGTGTGCCACGCTTTTCGCCCTTTTTCCGACCACAAGCCTTGCCCGTACGGACATCCTTCCAGTCTTCTTTGAACCAGCGTTTTAGTGCAGCACCTTCTTTTGTCTTACGAACAGCCATTATGACATCTTTGTTACCTTGCGACGATCAGATAATACTTGACCGCAGCCGTTTGCAATAACCTCACCGCCCTTCATCATGCGACGAACTGGACGCTTACGGTACTCGTTAGATGGCATGATAGCACCACCCATGGCCTTTTTTACAGGCTTTTTCTTGCTGTTTCCCCAATTCTTTGCGCCAACCTTACGACACTTTGCGATTGCCCCGCTTGCGTACGCGCTTGGAAACACTTTGTACCTTGCTTTTACTTTTCGGTAACATGCGTCTTTTGGCATTTTTAGTCCCCTTTGATGGAGGCTTGGAAACTTGGTTGCTCATGGAACTCCGACTTATAGCCATCGTACTTTGCACTCCGTACTAAAAAATCCTGCCACATTGGTTTGATCATATTGTAGTTTTCGTCAACCTTGTAGCTCACAACAGCCATATTTGCATTCATTTGGTAAAGCTGAACCGCTCCCCAACTTAAAATGCCTAAAACAACTACGGACACGATTTGATTAAAATCCAGTTTCATTAGCATTTCCACCGTTTTCTAGCTTGACGCAAACGACTGTTGGGGTCTTTTGCTGCCTTTGGGAATTTCTTCATTTGACCAGCAGAACGTGCGCAATATGACTTACGACGCTTGGCGTCCTTGCTGCCCTTCTTGACTTCACCCGTTACCGCAGTCTTTAACTTTGATCCGGGATTCTTTTTGCGATACTCCTTAACACCCTTTTCGGTCATGCCTGCACCAGCTTTGGTCTTACGGTAATTGCCGCCCTTGCCAGTGGTTTTGCGTATCGGATTTTCTTTTTTACGAGGCATTACGACCATTCCTCATTTTTAATCAAAGTCATATCATAGGCCGCAGTAACAAGAGCGTTGTTGGTTCGAACCGTTGCGCGAACGTCAAGATCAGACTTTTCGGGTAACGCAAAGGGGCAGGTAAAACCGTAATGATATTCAGAACTTGCCACCTCAAACGTATGACCCACGAAAAAACGATCCCCAAGCAAACGATAATAAAACGTCCCCGTTGCATCTGCCCCATTCTGAATGGTCATAACACCTTGGTGCAGATATGCAGTATAACCCGCAGGCACCGTATAGATGCCCATAAGACTTTGACCGACACCAGCGACCATCTTTGCAACAGTCGTCGCCCCCTTGAGGACAGTAATATCGCCCACGTTAGAGGCGGTGCCGTTCATCCGAACAGCCTCGATACGTTTGAAGAAGTTTACAGAGGTGTTGCCAGAGGCGGCAGTAAGGGTGATTGTCTCTGTGATTTCGTTATAGTCTGCGTCGAGACCAGTAATGATTACATTCTTGTCGGCGTCAGACGCGCTTGCTCTAGTAATAGATATTGTACCCGCAGTATCCCAAGCACTCCACGGATACACCGTGTCGTTTACATCCCACAGCGTCCCTGTCTGGTTATTAGACATTTGTGGAACGCGAGCCATGCGATGCACAAATTGATGGCCCGGGATTTGACCACGGGCCACCTGTAGCTCAAATGGCTCAGATGTTCCAACCTGTGTTATGGAACGATAATTCGCCATTTTTACTCCTTATGACAAAAAGATTGTCAGTTCGTTGTTTGTACCTGTAAGCGCACTCACATAAGCACCACTTGTCGCAAGAATGCCATCATCTGGAATGTTCAGATGGTGCATACCTATTGAAAAAGTTTGCTCAATAAGAGTCTCTCCAGACGCACCGCCATTTTTGATTGTAAATGCGCCAGCCGCAGCCGCGTAAATTACAATCTGACGAATGCGAGAACGCGAATCACCAACAATAGCCGCAGAGTCACCTTGCGTGAAGTTATATGCCTTTACTGGACCTGCCATGTTAGCCTCCTATTATGCAATCGTAGCGATAGGCGTTGACAGAGTTTCTGCTTTCCATGTTGAGTTTGTGCCATCATCAGATACACAAGTAATCAATACACGACCATTTACTGCTGTAGTCGCAGGTAGTGTTAATGTGTCTCCTGCAACATCAGATGCAGCGTTTGCCGCCGTGCCGCCCATTAAGGAAAGAGCGCCGAAGAAGTTTGACACACCAGCACCGGGAAGAACAAAGGTTACTGTTTTGCCAGACGCAACCGCAGTCGTTACGAAAAATTCGTAAACTACGCCTACATTTTCTGTGTTAAGGGCTGGAAGATTAACAACAATGTCGTCAGTTCCATCAATATTAAAGATAGTGCCTGATTGATTACGAGTTAATGTTGTTGTTACGGCTGCGCCTGTGTTTAGAGTTGCATTGTCAACAACTCTTTTTAGCGCAAAACCGTTTGTGGACGCTACTGGTCCTGAAAACGTTGAACGAGCCATGTGAATCTCCTGTCGTGGCTAGTGTCAGCCGCACCATGCGACTGTCAGGGATACTTGCATGTTACAATAAGTTGGTAACATTTGAAAGACCCTAGTAGCCAACACGGGAAATTCTCCAATGCCTTATAAGGACAAGGAGGGAAAAAAGGAGTATAATAGGAAGTACGGCGCTGATTGGTATCAGCGCAATAGAAAGGCTGTGCTTGAACGAACGAAAAAGCGCAAGAAAGAAAAGAGACAAGAGTGGTGGGAATATAAAGCAGGTTTATCCTGCTTTTTTTGTGGGTTTAGTCATCCTGCTGTCATAGACTTTCATCATCCTGAAAACTCTGGTGAAACAAAAGTAAGTTACTATGTACAACAGGGACAATGGAAACGTGCATATGAGGAAGCGGATAAATGCATTCCTTTGTGTGCAAACTGTCACCGCATTCATCATTACAATGAAA